AGACGAACACAAACATAATCAAGAGGATATGTTTGGTTTCGCAAAAATTGGGTTATTTATTTATTACTTTCCATGTTCGCAATAGTGTTATTTTGCAGTTGTAATATCATTTTATTTAAATAGCTTAAATGAGGAAAATTTCTAAAAGAGTTGCCGCTGATCATTGCAATTCCCGCTTCAGGGTAGTAATCGTTACGGACACTCATTTCAGAGTAGGCATCCCTCTAGTAATACTCAAAGTGTTAATGATGTTTCTCCTAAACTGGGCACGATATCTCTTGTATAAGCTCAAAGATACTCGAGATCCAAGTAGTGAAACCACAGATGAAGATCGACTGAATTGCATAATAATATGGTCAACAATTGCTGCTGGGCTAGATGAGTAGATTAATTCTAGTGCCTTACCACGAGTATCTTCAGGATTTGGCATAGTAGTCCAAAGTTCCCATTTATCGGAATCTACTGAATGTTGTAAAGCCTCACGCACGATTGGATTACGTACACGTAAACGCAGTGCTCGCTTGGCTAAAGGTATTTCCAGTGTGTCCGACAAAGTGGGTCCTTCAATTGTAAATGCCATTGGGTCTCTCACCACTGCCAGTGGATTCTTGGTTGCAATAGGTTGGTTCAAAAATGCATTTATTGTTGGTGCAGTTGCAGTGTCATGAAAAGCGATAGCCCTCAAAATTGAGATCCCTGTAGCAGTGGAATTGTCAGTGCAATTTGATGCATGCTGCAGCATTGACATGGCACCTAAACCCCCGAATGCCACCGGTATAAAACTCCATAATGCAGCTTCATCAGGTCCTAGCTTCTGCTTGTGGTGTCTGCCCCAGTCTAGGTAGAACTTAGCTAGCTCCACTGCATACTTAAACCATGCAGTCAATGGTGTGGCACCGGCTTCAAGGGCCCCTGACACCATTGAAGCAGCCTTGTTAGCTTCTCGGATTGGACATCGTATCCCCTCCACTCTCTCAGATCTTATTCTCAAGAATGCCTTCACACCAGGTGTGACTCTTATTGTATCGTACTCGATTTCGTTGAGGAATACCCTAAGACGCTTAGACACATATGTTTTGTCCCAAGAGATTTCTAGGCTGAACCAAGCATAGATTTGCTCAATGATTCTGATAGCCGCTGCAATTGTTTCATTGCTTGTGTTCATTGGGAATTTTATGGCACAAAGCCCGTCATCAATCATACATGCTAGCTTAACACCTGTATCAATGTATCCCAATTCTCTCAATTTTCTAGTTGCATAAGCCATTACATCAATGTGAAGGTCTGTGTTCAAACGACCTAGGTATCCTTCTAGATCATTTCCACGTAATTCGTACTGTTGATGAATGCCATGGTAGATGTAATGCACTGAGCTATCGCTAAACTGCTTATCAATCTCCAACAAATAAGGTCTCCCAAATGCCTCCGCCCATTTTTCTAGCTGTATTTGGCGCAACTTTGGGCTTTGCTGTGGGGAAAAACCAGCCAAATCAAATGAAACGTACACATAAGTATTTTCTGCTTTTTCAAGCTCAGTGCCACCCATCTCGACAAATTTGTTAAAAGATTGAGTGTTGCCGATCCCTATAAAATTGCCAGGTTTATGCTCCAAATATGCTGCGATGTTGTTATCCAATTCTGAAACAAATACTCTGCCTGCATAGTTGTTGACATATACATTACGGGCATTCTCTTTCTTACTCTCTGGTTTAGGAAAAACTGTGTGCAGCCTCTCATATTTAGCTCCCATAGTTGCGACCTCGACTGGCGTAGGAGGATTCGGGTTCTCAAGGTAAGACATCATGTAAGATCGTTGTGTTAAGGGAAGTTTG